CACACGCATTCCCTTCGGCATTCCTGCACTAGATAAGCTTACTGGTGGTGGTATCCCTAAGAAACGTATGACCATTATGTATGGGCCTACAAATGTAGGAAAGTCCTATCTTGCTTCCCAGGTGGTAGCAAGTGTTCAACGGGACGGGGGAACTGCTGCATGGATTGATACAGAACTATCCTGGGATTCAAAATGGGTAGAGAAGTGTGGTATAGATTCTGAACGTATGCTGGTATCTCAACCTACTAGTGGGGAAGAAGCTTTAGGAACAATCAAAGAACTTATGAGGGCAGGGATAGATGTTATTGTTTTGGATTCTATTGCAGGGTTAGTCCCATCAGATGTGCAGGATAATGAGAAGGGGTTTGAATTTAGTCCTATGGCATGGCAAGCTAGGTTTGTGAATTCGGCTTTGCCTAGACTTCTCCCCAACTTAAAATCTGGGTCAGCATTCATTGCTATTAATCAAGTAAGGTCAAGCATTGGCCCTGTCGCATTGGATACTATGCCTGGGGGGTTAGCACAAAGCTTCTTTGCTCACTTCTTACTTCAGGTTAGAAGGTCTGGATGGATTGAAGAACCTAAAGGAACTAAGGTTGGGTTTGATATGGAAGTCCGGTTACGCAAGAGTAAGGTGGGGGGCGAGAACTGGAGTAATGCCATTGTGCCCTTTAGAGTGGATGGTGGGATTGATATATTAGAAAGTTACATTAGAGAAGCCATACAACAGAAGTTGATTACTCAAAAAGGTGCGTGGTATGATTATGAAGGGCTGAAAGCTATGGGTATGAATGGTTTGAAAACTCAATTGCTTAATAATCCTACTTTAGTGGAAAAGTTGAAAGCCAATGTTACCTAGAGATTATACTAAACAAGAAAACCTTATTGCAGACCAATTGTCGGAATTTGGTCTGCGATATGACCAACAGGTGCCCATTAATCAGTTTACAGCCGATTTCTTTGTGCCAGAGTTGGGGCTTATCATAGAAGCAGATGGTGTGTACGGCCATCTAAGAAAGCGGGATGCATATAGAGACTCCGAAATCATGCGTGTGTTTGGCGTGGAGAATGTTTTACACATTAAAGATACTACTAAACAAGGAGTAAAGGATACATTATGGCAGGCATTAAACAACTTAACCAACAAGTAGAAACTAAAAGCCGTAACCGCACATCTAATCAAGATAAGTGGCTACTTAAAATGTTTGACGATAACTTAGGTTATCAACAAAACAGTAGTAGAGTAGGAGTCTTTTATCCTTCCATGTTAGGGAATGAGTGCGATAGATATCTTTATCTGGCCTTTAGAGGTAAACTCCCCCAACAAGATATTGGTAGTGTAACCCAACGTATATTTGATACGGGTTCTTCTTTAGAAGACCGTATGACTAAATACTTTGAGAAAATGGAGATTTTAAAGGGAAGAGAGATACCTGTAAAATGTGATGTCCCCCCCATTTCAGGGAGGGCTGATTTTTTATTGGCACATGAGGAGCATACTGAGATAGTCTTGGAGTTGAAATCCATTAATGATAAAGGGTTTAAAAATTTATATAGCAAACCTAAGTCAGAACATGCCCTACAATTACAAATTTATCTACAATTATTGGATAAGCCATATGGTATAGTGTTATATGAAAATAAGAATGACCAGAAACTAAAAGCTTTTAAAGTGAAGCGAAGTGCAAAAGAATGGAATGCTTTAGTGAAGCGATGTACGGAAATACAGGATGCTATATCAATCCCTGAAAGTTGTACGGGGGCAGTATGGTGTGCCTGTAGGAAATATAAGGAGGGTGAAGATGGTAGAGAAGTGGACACCAATGAAAGCGTTGGGGAAAGCGAATAGAGTTATAGATGATTTAATGGTTCCCCCGTTTAAAACGGATTTAAGTGAACAACCTAGTTTAGAATTTTCCAACCTAATGAATGCAGATGCTAAGACTTTAGAAGAGTTTTTAACGTTGTATGGGGGATATAAAGCCTATTTAGAGTCTAGGGTAGCGGATATAGAAGCTGCTAAAAATGCTTTAAAAGCAGCTTTTGATGAGGGGTATGCAACCGCCGGGTATAAGATGGCTGAGGATAGAGAAACAGAGGGCAAAAAGAAATTAACTAGAGATGAAGTTCGTGGGGCGGCATTAACTAACTACCCCCAGTTACGAGAGTTAAGTCGGGAAATTATTGAACAAGAAGCGACATATGTGAAAATGTCTGGTGTGCTGAGTGCTTACACCTCTGCCTATCATACAGTTTCAAGGATTGTAGCCCTCCGCATCTCTCCAGGGGTTACTTATGGATAGATATTATTTAGGATTAGATTGTTCTAGTAAGGGAGTACATGGCACCATCATTAATCATGATGGGGTTTTGCAAGAAACAATAAAATGGATATCCCCAATTAAGGATTTTGACTCCAGATTCGTGGATTTTTTGACTAACTTTTACGAAGAGTTGGGTATAATAATAGAAAGGTATACTCCATTATGGGTGGCTGTAGAAGCCCCCATTTTTATTCAAAACCCACGGACAACTATGCAAATTGCTGCTGTGGTGTATGCAACTAAATTTATATGCGCCTTACATAAATTAGGTTGCAATTTAGTCCAAAATAAAACATGGAAGAAGTATACTGTGGGCCGAGGAAATGCGGCTAAAAGTGATATTCTAGAGTACGCTAATATTTTTTGGCATACTCAATTTGCAGAACAGGATTGGGCTGATGCAGCTTGTGTAGCTTTATGGTGTAGAAATGAGATAACGGGGGAGGAAATATGAGTGTATCATTTTATATGAAAGGGAAGACAGAGACTAGCGTAGAGTATGTGGATAAACTACCTAAGGACATGACAGCCCAAGAATTTAAAAAGCAGTATGGGGTAGTGGTTTGGTGTGACTACTTTGGGTGTAAATATAATACTCAGGTTGAAGATACTCAACGGACAACGGGTAAGCTGTTGAATAAGCGTGGATATCAACCTCTTGGGAAAGATGCAGGCGTTTGGAGAGGGTTATGTACTCGTCAAGAAATTGGGCTAAAGTATATAGACGGTAAACCTGAATGCTTTACTTCTGCGGTAAAGAAAACTGGGCACATGAGTTTTGCAGGGTTGTTGCAGTCGGATGGGAGTCCTTATGGGGGTAGCATTGAATCCCAGCATCCTGAAGATGTATCATTTGATATCCCCTCAAATTGGGACAGGGACGATAAGGCTCCTAGACGAGGATTACGGCCCCCAGATATTAGGGAGTATTAAAATGCCAAAGCAATTCCCTCCTGAAATAAAGGAGAGAGCCTTAGGGTTATATATTAAAGGTGATAAATCTGCTAGAGAAATTGCTGAAATGCTGTGGGATGATTTTACCATTGAAGTGAAACCATCCACGATTTATTTGTGGGCAAGAGAAGGGGATTGGGGCGTTCATCAGGTAGAAGTTCGTACTGATGCGCTTAATAAAATAAAAGAAACCGAGGGTCAACGATTCGCAAGAACTCAGCAGGAACATCTAGATACCTATGAATCCATGCGTCATAAAGCGGGACATGAATTAGAACATTTAAATTTTGATAGGGCATCCGATGCTGCTAAAGTTCTAGATATGAGTATGAAAGGAGAGCGAGAAGTCATTAAAGGAATGATTAATCTTCAGTTTGTACAAAATGTATTGAGTGTCTTGGTAGAAGAAATTAATGATGAGGATACATTAAAGCGAGTAGCGGGACGATTAAAGGCATTAATACAAACTGAGGAGCCAGCACTTTCATGACACAAGAAATAACTACTTTTAATGATGCATTTGATAGACTAGCAACAGGATTACTAACGTCTGGAAAGGCTAAGGTAGGGTCATTTCATGAGTTTCTTATCAATATATGGTCACAAAGTTTTGAGAACCCAGAATACTTTAATGCTTGGCATGTTGGGATAGTAGCTGAAGACATTGAAGAGTGTATGCAAAAAGGGTTAAATTATTGTGCCGTTCTCCCACGCTTCCACTTCAAAAGTACTATATTGGGTCACGCCTTTAGCGTGTGGAGACTCTTAACGGCCCCTAGAGACTGTTCTGTGCTGTATTTATCGTATAGTGATGGGATGGCCCGTTACCACATATCTGAAATTAATAAAGCTATTGCTAGAAACCCCCAATTAGTGGAGTGGATGGATAACCGTACCCCTAAAGCTGATTTTTCAGCTAGATATCTGGTTAATAATAAGCCCATGAACATTATGCACGGAGGTCTTTTTTCATTTAAGCGGGGTATGCATGTTAATGGTGCATTAATCGCAGATGACATTCTCCGTGACCCTGAAAACCCTTTGAATATTGGACAGGTAACAAAGGTTGAAGACCATTTCTTAACTGAGTCTTTGTTTATTCCTTTGAAGGGTGTCCCTGTCATAGTATTAGGCACCCCTATGATGCCTGGAGATTTGCTTGCTAACCTACAGAAAGATGAGCGTTTCATGTCTAGAGTATTGCCAGCCCTTGACCCCGTTCCTGGGCGCAGGGTGCTAATGCCTGAGTTATATGGTGAGGATTGGCTTTTGCAACAACAAAAAGCTAGGCCAAAATCCTTTGCATCAGAGTTTTTGTTGGTTCCACACTTCGCTACTGAAGCCTATTTTAATGACGAAGATATTACGAATTGTGAAGATGAGACTTTACGGGAGGTTCCCTCAACTCGTAAATATAGGAAACAGGAAGACTCTTTTATTTTTGCAGGGTTCGATGTTGGTAAAAAACGTCACCCCTCTCACCTAGTTATATTTGAACGGGTTGGAGATACATGCCGTCAACTTCATCAATCTTGGTTGGATGGATGGAACTACTCTGACCAAATAGAGTTCTTAAATGAAGTAGCTGAGAATTTCGATATTGATAAAGGCTATGTAGACAACACACGGGGCGAGTTAGAAGATAGAGGTTTGGATTACCGATGGCATCCATTAACCTTTACTGTTAAATCTAAGAACACAATGGCACAAATTTTTGAACAATATGTGTTATCAGGAAAATTGAAGCTTATTAAAGATGAGAGGCAGAAACAGCAGATTCTTACAGTTAGTAATGAATTAAAGGCTCCTGATACCCCTATGGGGCATGGGGATTCTTTCTTTTCTATTGGTATGGCCTTATTAGCTTCCTGGGAAACAGGACGCTTTGGCTTCACAAATCTAGGTAATTTGCAAGGATTCCTTGACCCAGAAGACCCAGCAGAGATGAAGGAAACAGGGGAACCACCCAGTATTGTAGATGTGAATATTGACCCAGCTAAGGAAATGGCCTTGCCAGGAGGCATCAAGATGGATTATAATAGCTCAATGAACCAAGGTTTAACGATGGCAGATTGTCCAAATCCTTCTTGTGAAGAAATTATTTGCAAACCAGAATTTTGGGTACCAGAACGTAAACTTTGTATATATTGTGGACATAGGGGGTAGGAGATTGATAGACACACGTATTTCTGAACAAGCGGAAACCATTTTAGCTCACCGTTATTTTTTAAAAGACACCGAAGGGAAACCAATAGAAGATGCAACGCAATTATTTTGGAGAGTGGCAAAAGCCATTGCAAAAGTAGACCATCAGTATGAAGTTTTTGCTTCTGATGTGAGTTCATTAGAACAAAGATTCTTTGAAATGATGAATCAACTAGAATTTTTACCTAATTCTCCTACGTTAATGAATGCAGGAACAGCGCAAGGTACGTTATCCGCTTGCTTTGTTTTGCCTTTAGAAGATAGTATGGAACAAATCATGAAGGCTGCTACAGATGCAGCTATGGTACAGAAATTTGGAGGTGGCACAGGTTTTGCCTTATCTAAAATTAGGCCCAAGGGTGCTAAGATTAAATCCACTCATGGTGTTGCCTGTGGCCCCATAGAGGTGCTTAAAACCCTGTCTAGGGTATCTAGTATGATAACCCAAGGCGGCAAGCGTGACGGGGCTAACATGGCTGTTATGAGTGTCCGTCATCCAGATATTTTAGAGTTCATTGATTGCAAAAAAGAAGAGGGTGATATTCATAACTTTAATATTTCTGTTGCTGTTGATACGGCATTTATGCATTCCGTTAAATTAGACCAGGAGTATGTCTTGAATGACCCAAAGACAGGCTTACCTGTCAGCACCTTGAATGCCAGGGAAGTCTTTTTAAAGATTGTCCAGGGGGCTTGGCGTAATGGGGAACCTGGGATGGTATTCCTAGATAGGATTAATGCAGATAATAAAGTTGGCGAGGAATATGGGGATATGATTGCAACGAATCCTTGCGGAGAACAACCTCTTTTGGGGTATGAAAGCTGTAATTTAGGGTCAATTAACGTTGCAAAATTTATATATCCATATGCTGGGCCTGGGAAGTGGGAATCTCATATTGATTGGGACAGACTTCAACAGGTAGTACGTGATGCTGTACATTTTCTCGATAATGTCATTGATGCAAATGATTATAGTATCCCTGAAATTAAAGAAATGACTAGGGCAACCCGTAAAATTGGGTTGGGTGTTATGGGATTCGCTGATTTATTGATTAAATTAAGAATTCCGTATAATTCGGAAGAGGCACGAGAAGTTGGGGATGAACTTATGCGGTTTATTAATCACATGGCAAGTGTGGAATCATTAGAATTGGGTTCGCTTAGAGGAACTTTTCCTGCTTGGGAACAAAGTAGCTATAAGATTCAAGAAAATTATAGGAACGCTTGTCGTTTGACGGTAGCCCCTACGGGCACTATTTCTATGATTGCGGGGTGTACAAGTGGAATTGAACCTTTATTTGCTTTGGCGTGGCGTAAACAAAATATATTGGAAGGTCAGACCTTATTCTATAGTAATGAGAATTTTGAAAGGGATGCGAAAGAAAACGGTTTCTATTCTGAAGGCCTTATGCTTTACTTGGCCTCTGGTGGCTCTTTGCAGGAACGGGATGATGTGCCTGATTGGGTTAAAGATGTTTATGTAACATCTCAGGATATTTCGCCTGAAGACCATGTGTTTATGCAAGCTGCTTTTCAAAAATATGTAGATTCTGGCATCTCTAAAACCATTAATTTTGCCTCAAATGCTACCTTAGAAGATGTGTTTGAAGCTTACATGACAGCCTGGGAGACAGGATGTAAAGGAATTACAGTGTACCGTAATGGCAGTAGGGAAAAAGAGGTTTTGGTGACGGGGCATTTAGAGGAGGAGATTCCTAAATGTGATTGCGAATCTCCGTTGATTGTCCAAGAAAGTGGTTGTGAGACTTGTAAAGTATGTGGATGGAGTGCTTGTAAGATTTCGTAAGAAAAATAGATTTGATGGTATAATATACTAGAGAAGTAAAGTAGGGGGTGTACTATGGTAGGAATGTTCTTAAAAGATAGGGAAGTTCAATATACAGCTAATCGAGATGATGTTACTAATACCTGGCGTATTTTAGACACATGGCATGAAGATTTAATGCAATTGGGGCCAGAAGATGAGGTTGAAGATACTAGTAAATCGGTTACAGTTATCACTGAAGGGGCATTTATAGCGATAGTGAAAGAGGCAGCTAGACTTGGAGTCTTGCAAAATGCTAATTTTGGGGAAAATTCTGAATTAGAAGAGGAAAATGCTACGTTACGGGAGAAAATTATGGAGATGGAAACGCAGACTAAAGAAGTAGTTGTTACTCCTCCCCCAGCCCCTCAAAAACCTAAATCTGAAGGGTATCTGCTAAAAGAAATGGCAATGCAAACCCTTCTTAAACTTACCAGCATGTCAGATATAGAAAATTTGACAAAGGATTAATTTATGAGACTACAGGATTATCTACCTGAGGTGCCCAAATTAGCCCAAACCGTCATTAATTTGAATGAACAGATAAATTTCTTAGATTTAATGAAGTCTAATGGTGAAACAGGCCGTGCCCCTACTATAGGTCTAGACCACGTAGTAAATACATGGGTACGTCATCAAATGGCGTATCGTCAGCAGCTTGTAATGGACTTACAGATGTTGGCATATTCCATTGAAGAAGTACGTAGTCCAATTAGCCATATTACTAGTGAAGTTTTTCGTCGTGGTCTAGAGTGGGTACCCCTAGTAGAAAACCCTGACAAAGAACAGCAAGCACGGCTGGTTAATTTTATGGATGACTGTAATATCTTTGACCAATCTTTGGAAGAAGTGCTGCGCCAATTCCATTTTGATTTAAATGCCATTGATGATGCCTTTTTGTATCTGGCAAAAGAATATAAAAAGCTAGACGATGGTACTATGCGGTCTAAAGTCAATGAAATTAGACGGTTGAACCCCGCGTTAGTGGAGTTTGACCTAGATGCAGCAGGGTTGCCTAAAAATGCTCACTTTTTATGCCCGATTCATAGAGATGAGGTCAAAGAAGACCCTGGAGAATGTGACCAGAAAGACTGTGAGATAAAATTACAGCCTGTAATGTATAAATATTATCACCGAAACCAGCATCTCTTTTTGTTAGACAGTGAAATTATCCATCTATCGAAATTCTCTCCTAGCGAAACCTATGGGTGGAGTCCGATTCTTACTATCTTTGAGAAAGCCTTAACATTGATTGGTATGGATAAGAATTTGTATAGATACTTCTTTGAACGGAAAATGCCAGCTAGTATGATGATGGTATTTACTGATGACCCTGAATCGCTGCGTAGAGAGCGTCAACAGATTGCAGCGCAAACGAGACTTGACCCTAACTATATCCCAATGATAGCAGTATCTTCTAAGAATAATAGGGGTAGAGTAGATATGGTACGGTTATTCCATACTTTAAATGAGATGGATTATTTGCCTGTTAGAAGTGAAATACGGGAACGGATAGCGGCTATGTGGGGGGTAACTCCTGCGTGGCAGGGTGCCCCTGAAGCCTTCGGTGGCCTCTCTACCCAAACTCAGCAATTAGTGGTCATGAGTAGGGTGG